GTCCAGGGACATAAACCCAACCAAATTGAATACCTTCTTCTTTGTTTTCTTCTGTGATATTAGAAACCCAATGAAGTTCATGATTTCTCAATCCGTAATTCATAAGCATGGCCAAGCACCATTGCTCTAGTTTGTATTTAGGCCATAAGTTGTCCAAATATTTTTCAGCTTCTTCTTGAGTTGGGATTCCTCTAATTTCAACTTTCTTTCCACTGGTTAATTTGTTTTGGCTGTTAATCCTTTCATTGTGGAGATTTCTAAGGTCTTGATATTGCTTTTCTGTTAGCCAAGTAGGTTCCTGATTTTTATTATCTGCTTTTTTTAGAGCCTTAATTATTTGCTTGATAGTATCTAATCTATTTCTGCAAGCACTAGACCCAAGCTTTTTAATTGTTACCCAGTTCTGGATAGCATCAAAATTTCTAGGAATATCATTTCTTTTTAGGTCATTTAATCCGGCCCAAAGGTTAACGGTTGAACCTTCTTTCATTCTTAAAGGCCAATCATCTTTGCAAGCTTTTTCTATTTCTGCCCATGAAGGAAGAATTGTTTTTGTTAGTTGCTGAGAATTTTCATTAATCCCATTCCATTCATTATCTCCAGTTTCAATTATTGCCTGAACTACTTTTTCAATGTCTTCTTCTGATAAATGCTGAAATGGTTTGCAAGAGATTTCTTTGTTTGTGTCTTTATCCCTTACATAAATATATGGATTATTACTTTTTTTTCTGATAGCCCATCTTGATCCAGCCTTTTTTAATTCTTTAGAGTATTCATTCCACCCTTTGACTTGTTTATATCTTGGCATGACACTCCAAAAAACACTCCAAAAATCTCCCCAAGTATAACCATGTATCACCAACTATCACCAACTATTTAATAGAAGAGAGTCAAATGTATTCCTTGAAATCCCTTTGAGGCATTAAAAAAGCCCCTGAGGGCTTTGGTTTTTATTTGGTGGCGGGGGCAAGATTTGAACTTGCGACCTTCGGGTTATGAGTCCGAACTAATTTTCTATAATCCATTGATAGCATTAGACTAGGTTTCAAAAGACTCCAAAAAAGACTCCAAAATGGCTTTAAAAGATTGGGTTCCTCAGGTCAGGAAAGCTTTAGATCAAGCATTGACTGATCATATCGCTCTAACACAGGGAAAGCTATCTCAAGCAAACCCAAAAGATACTGGCCGTATGGCTTCAAGTTGGTTTGTTGGAAAAGATCAACCTGATTTGCAAGTAAGAGATAAAGATTGGGGTAAACCTGCAAAACGAAAATATCCAGGTGGTGTTGGAACTGAGGGAGTTATTACTGAACCTGGAGTAATGAAATTAGATATTCCTTATTACCAAAAGAAAATTACTTCTGATTCTGATTGGTATATTTCTAACAATCTTCCATATGCTCAAAGAGTTGCATATGATCCTGTTTATGCAAAAGGAGCTCCAGGTGGTGTTGCTTGGTTTACAACAATTGCAACACAACAAAAAAACGATTTAAAAAAACGCATCCTTAAAGAACTAGGAAAAATCAAATGAGTTTACAAACAATTAGATCTTTATTTGAGAGAAAAATGACAACAGCTTTTGCTGGTCTTTCTCCATCTGTTCCCGTGATGTATGACAACGTTCAGGAGGAACCCCCAGGGGGAGCAAATACAGAATACGTTCAATTAATTGTTAGTTTTCCATCTATAAGTGAGCCAGTTGTAACAAAAGCAGAAAGTGGAATAGAAGTAATTAGAGGAAGCGTTCAGGTTAGTTGTTACGGACCAAAAGCAAAAGGAATGAAAAGATTGGAAGAAATGGCAGCGTTAGCAGCCTCAACTTTGAACACAATAAAAACAGAAGATACAACGATTAGAGCAAGCGTTGGAGAAATCAGTGGACCTGTTCCTGTAATCAATTCAAATAATCCACTTGCATTGGTAACTATTTCAGCTCCATTTATTGCAAAAGGTTAAGCCTCCTTAGGGTTAATATAATGGTATTGGTTAGCCCTAGCCAAAGCCCCAAGCCCCAAAAGAAACGCCCTCAAATTGTTTTTTATTAGGTAAATTCAAATGCCTGTAGCTTGTTCCTCGACGGCTTTAACTGGCCAAGAGGGTTCTATTTATTTTTCCCCAGCGGGTACAAAGTGGTGCCTCAGAGATTTCACAGATTTTCCTTCAGGCGCTGGTGGTGTAACTGTTCCATCAAATCATGACTTTAGGGTTAATGATCCTGTGAAATTCACAGTAGTTGGAACTGCCACTCTTGATGGCAACCTTACAGCGGGTACTACCTACTACGTGATAGCAGTAACATCTACCACGATAAAAGTAGCTACTGCTGTTGGTGGAACCAATATCTCTTTAGCAGGTGATGGCGGTTCTGGATCAGCAGATAAATCTGGACATATTAATGTTCAGTATTCAGCAGCAGCGGCTGTTGCCCAAGTAAGGGAATTTTCTGTTGATATTGAAAGGGAAACTCTTGATGTAACAACGCTTCCAGCGGGTGTTGCTTCTGTGACTAAGTACGCTCCTTTCAGGAATACTCAACCAGGTTATGCCAGTGGTAGTGGTTCAATGACTGTTTACTTTACTGATAGCCAAACCAGTCTTGCAAATAGATTGTTAGGTAATGTTCTTTTGAAGTCTCAAGAGGGCGCTTCAGTTAAGCTCTATGTTGATACAGTTGATAACGGCTCTGGGGCTGTTGATGATACTAATTCAACTTATATTGATTCAGATGTTTCTATAACGGGGATGAGTTTAAGTGTCACTCCTGATGAAGCAACGACTGCTGAAATGAGTTTCAACCTTACTAATCCAAGGCATATCTTTAGCACTACTTTATGATAAGTGGTTAACTAAAAATATCCCCATCATTCTGAGCCTATTTTTTATAGGCTTTTTTCTTGTATAAAATTAATTTGTTAGACATTTCTAGGTCATGTCTAACCGTATGCAAGAAGTCGCTACTTCATACGGACATTTGGGGGCTTATATCCATGCCCCCTTTTGTTATGGATTACTCCTAAGGAGGGCTATATAATTTAATTAAGCGACACCTTTATTTTTTTATGGATGCACTTGAAGAGTTAAAAGCTGCCTGTTCGATGGCAACAGTAAGGAAGGAAATTGCCTTACCAAATGGAAAATTATTTGAGTTTTACATGACTCCAATGACCTTGGCAGAAAGATCCAGGGCGCAAAAGATGAGCAAAGAAAATGATACAACTGATTTTGCTTTGAGACTTTTGGTTGATAAGGCAATGAATCAAGACAATGAAAAGCGCTTTCATATTGGTCATTTGCCAGGATTAAGAAATGAATTACCAGCTACTTTGGTAGAAAAGCTGATGATGGCATTGATTGGAGAAGATGAAGAAGATGAGGAGGTGCAAAAGGATCTAAATATCAAAAGCGTTGGCAAAGAGCCTAAGAAAAGACGGTCCACTCCTGGCTGAATTAGTAGTTGCCAAAGAACTTGGTTATACGTTGTATGAACTTAGAGAGAAAATGACACAGGAAGAGCTGCTGATTTGGCACGCCTTTTTCCAAATACAAAAAGAAGAAGAGGACAAAGTTATGAATAAAAGCAGATTACGACGATAGAATAAAAAGAGATTCTGCCTAAGGAAGAAGATTGGCTGAGCAAACTCTGTTATTAAAGATATTAAGTTCGGGTGCTGAACGTAAATTAAAGCAGCTCGAAGATAAGATGAACGCCTTTGAAAAGGCGGCAAAAAAAGCACAGGGAACATTACCAAAAACAAATAAGCAAATAAAAGAAACAGGTAAGGCCGCCAATGAGTCAGCAAAAGGTATTGGCAAATTACAAAAGAAACTACTTGGATTAGGCAAGACTATTGCAGTAGGCGCTGGGGTGATGACGTGGTTCAGAGGCTTTGCAGAAGCTGATAGAGCATCTGGAGCTGTAAGAACTTTGGGAGTAAATGTTGAGGAATTAAAGAAGAAATTATTTGATGTTTCTGTAGCGTCTGGAAACTTAAGAAGCCAAACAGAATTATTATCAGCTTCTTATGATGTTGCATCTGCTGGATTTACTAGCGCTGCTGATATAAGCAAAATTCTTGCAGCTTCTGTTGATGGTGCTGTTGGTGGTATGACAACGATGGCAAAAGTATCTGATGCAGCAACTTCTGTCATGAACACTTATGGAAAAAGTGCTGATGAAGCTAGGGGTTTAATTGATGGATTTATACAAACACAAAATGACGGTAAAATTATCCTTGATCAATATGCAAGCCAGATTGGACGATTGGCTCCGATGGGTGCAGCGGCTGGAGTAGGTATTCAAGAATTAAATGCTGCAATTAGTGCCATAACAGCAACAGGTTTACCAGTTGAACAGACATTCACTGGTTTGAAAATGGTTCTTCAAGGAATTGTTAGACCAACAAGTGAAGCTTCTGCATTAGCTAAAAAATTAGGAATTGATTTTAATGCAGCGGCTTTAGATGCCAATGGTTTGGCTCATGTATTGCAAGACATGATTGACAAGACAGGAGGAAATACTGAAGCAATGGGCAGAATGTTTGGAAGTGTTGAGGCTTTAAATGCTTTCTTACCTCTAGTTAATGATGGCTTGGTTAAGTTCAATAAGAATTTAGTTAATCAAAAAAATGCTGCTGGAGCTGCTTCTGAAGCTGCAAAAATAATGAGTGGAACAGTAGGGCAAGCGCTTGGAAGGGTAGCTGATGGAATGGGAAATATTATTAGAAACTTGGATTATGTAGGTGTTGCTTTCAAATATGCCTTGTCAATAGTTAATGAATTTATTCAAGGCTTTTTGAAAATGCCTAAATGGTTTCAAATTGCTTCAACTTCTGCTGTTGCTTTAAGTCTTGGTCTATTGGCTTTAGGTCCAGCGGTTGGAGTTGTAATGGCTGCATTTAAAGGGATGATGGCATTCGCAATTCCTGGATTAGTTGCATTTGCAGGAGCAACATTGGCGGCTGTTGGTCCTTGGTTGTTATTAGCTGCTGGAATTACAGCGGCGGTTGTTGCAGTAAAAAGCTTTTTTGATAAAAAGAATCAATTTAAGGGAGCAAAATTAGACGATTTAATTGCTAGTGAAGATGGAGGTAAATTAAATAAAGCCTTAGAGGAAGCTGATAAAAGGATTCAAAAGTTAAGAGATAAAATGGCCGATGTTTCTAATTACAAAGGTCAAGGTGGAAAAGGAAAACAAAAGAATGATAAGAACCAATTAGCTGAATTATTAGCAGCAAAAGCAGAAATAGAGAAAGCAATGGCAGCTTTAGAAAATACAGCGGCTGATAAAATCGGTGGGGAAGATGGAATTAAAAAACATTCTGAGGCTTGGTTAAAAGCAAAAGCTGCATTAGCAGAATTAAATGAAGGTTCTAAAAATGAAGGAGAAAAATTATTGCAGCAAATCATGCAAGAGAACGATATGTTAGAAGCAAAAATAAAAGGAACTGAAGCTGTTAAAAAATTAGAAAGAGAAATTTTAGAAACTAAATTAAAACAATCGGGTGCTAGTGATGAGGAAATTAAAAAACTACTTGACCAAAATGAAGCGTTAAAGAAAAAGCTAACCTACGCAGAAAAATTAAAAGATTTATGGAAATCAATTGGAGATGATATTAAGTCTGGAGTAGTTGATGGAATTAAAGCAGCGATAACTGGAGCTAAAACTTTTGGTGAGGTGATGTCAAATATTCTTGGTCGTATAGGAGATAAATTACTGAATTTTGCTATTGATGGAATGTTCAGTTCTTTGGGAAGTAAAGGAGGATTTTTAGGTAAATTATTTGGCGGTGCTGAGGGTGGATTAGCTAGAGGAGGAATTTCATCTAAAGCCTTTGCCCAAGGTGGTGTTGCTACAGGCCCAACTCTTGGTCTTGTGGGTGAGGCAGGAGAAGATGAATATATGATTCCATCTAGCAAAATGGCTGGAGCAATGCAACGGTACAGCGCAGGCGCTAGAGGTCAAGCTGTTATCCCTGGAGGAGGAACTGTTGCAGGTGGAACTGGAATGCCTGCCACATCTACAACAGTCAACTACACAGGCCCAGTACTTTCATTTAATAGTGAATCTTATGTTCCTAAATCTGCTATTCCTGAAATCATAAATAGCGCTGCTAGACGAGGCGCACAAGAGGGAGAATCAAAGGTCTTTAGACAGTTAAAAAACTCTAGAAGTCAAAGAGCAAGAATTGGGATGGCTTAATGAGTACAACTACATTAGTTAGTTTCATTAGAGTTAAAGATTCTTCTGGAAATGTGCAGGACCGTTATCAAAATGGAAAAAGATATAATTTTAATGCTTTAGACAATGGATCAGGAACTTATGTTCAAAAGGCAGAAAACATTGTCCGATTAGATGGAGAAAATTATTATTACTTACCTTTCCTTTATCAAGGCGCTACAAAATCAAGAGGTGGAGATAATTTAGAAGCCAACTTAGTCCTGGCTAATAATCCTGTTTCAATGAATAGAGCAAGGGAAGCTGTTGTGAATAAATGGTCAGTAGAAGTTTTTGTTTGTACTGTTTCAACAAATTTAAATCCATTGAGGACATTAACTCATGATGTTTGGTTAGCTTCTTCTATGTCATATGACCCAACGACTGTTGAAGTTTTACTGAGTTCAGGAATTGACGCTGTAGGCAGCAACGCCCCTAATCGAGTTTTAACTACTGGCCTCTGTGGTCACTTGCCAACAACAGGCCAGATTCAAAACAGATGAATCCTTTCCATTTAATTGGGCTTCCTTATCGTCTAGGAGCTGATCCAGAAATACATAAGGCGGCTGATTGTGTTTCTTTGTCTCGAACAGTTTTAAAGCACTATGGAATTAAAAGCCAACAAGCTACTAGAGATTGGTATAGGCGTTTAAGAAAGAAAGATTATTCAATCTTCAAAGAAGAGTTAGAGAAGTGGGGAACTCGAACAGAAACCCCTAAGATAGGAACAGTTAGTTTAATTATTGCTACCGAGGGATATGGTCTTGCCGTTTATTTTCAGGAAGGATGGTTAAACATATCAGAAGGGTCGGGGGTGATGTGGAGCCCTTTAGGGGCATTACAAGTAGAAGAGATTTACTGCCCCAAGAAATCCAATTATGTGAACTCATAGGATGTAGTACGGAAGAATATTGGTTCTTTGTTGATGAAGTAGAAAGTAAGAATGGCAAAAGGTCAGAAGCTTATGATTTAGTTCCTGATATTCAAAACGGTCCTGCTTGGGTAGTTCAGTTGGTTGTAGGTGTGGCTTTAACAGCGGTTTCAATGCTGTTAACACCAAAGCCAAAACAACAAAAATATAAAGCTCCTCCAAGTTTAAGAACAGCAGATGCTTCTGGCCCTAAAAGATATAGTCCACAAACTGGATTTGACTCAGTTCAAGAATTAGCAGAATTAGGAGATATTATTCCCTTATGTTTTACTAGAAGATTTTTTAGATGGGGAGGCGGTGCTTATGGAGGTGTAAGAGTTAATTCAAAATTGCTTTGGTCCCAGATGAGAAGTTTGGGTAAAAGTCAACAATTAAAAGCAATCTTTTTATTATCTAGTGGAACTCTTGGAGGTAAACCTGATTTTGCAGGTTATGCAATAGGAGATACTCTTCTAGAAAACTATACAAACTCTAAATTAGCTCTTTATTTTAAAACTGAAAATATCTATAACAGTAGATGGGCAGGAAAAATTTTATATGAAGAAAGGTACACTGAAGGAGGTCTAATGAACGAACATACTCTTCCAGCTCATTTACCTTCAATTTATTCAGATCAAGATAATACTTATGTAGATACTGTTTTTTGTGGTACAAGATCACCAAATACACAAACAGAATTTGGTTTATATGATCCCTTGCCTAATGCTATGAAGTTTATGCTTCCTTATGAATTAGTTTTAAAAGGAAAAGATGCTTCTAACAAAGATGATATTAATAAGAAAAGAAATAAACTTGCAACTAGATTTCCAAGATATTCAGGTCTTTGGGCCAAATATCATAATGGTGCTTGGGATACAACTGAGGGAAGAAAAACTGTAGTTAAGGGAAATTCTGTTAAGTACACATTAGGAGAGCAAAATCCAGAAGATTTTTATACAAACTTTGGTCAGTGGGGAGTAGAAGATGTTAAGTCAAGTGTTAATGCGACAAGAGAAGCTGCTGATGATTCATTATCAATGGGTGAGCAGTACATGCTTGGAACGGCTTTAGGCACTTGCACATCTATAACTTCAGGCGGTAGTGACGCTAATTCCCTTTGGTCAATGGGAATTGGTAAAGCTTTTGTTTTTGAAATCACAGAAATTCCTTTTGAAGAAGGTGCGGTTGATATAAGAAATTACACTCACAGTGGAGCCACTCATAATTCATTTGAATTATTAATTCCTCAAAAATGTTCTATTGCTACCGTTACAAATAATAAGTCTTGTGATGTTACAGAAATAGGATTAAAATCGACAGTTTGGAAACAGATTACAGGTTTTCCAAATGTAAACAGCCATCCAGGTTATTGGCAGTATGAAAATGGTTCAGGAGTAGTTCATGATTATGAACAAGACAATGGAAGTATTCAACTTGGAAGCATAAATAAATATATTAAACGCCTTAGCTTTTTTAAATTATTTATTAGACAATCAGGCTCAAATGCTCGATGGACTGAATTAAGTAATAAACCTTTTTGTGTAACTGGTAGAACTCCTAAAGCTCAATATAATTTTATAAGAATTAACCATCCTTTTGGACAATATGAATTTAGGCTTGTCCCTTATCCTGGCAATGAGGCAAAATTAAATTACAAAAACCAGACAGTTTATAAATTAGGAGGAACAGATGCAGTTGCTAGTTTTACTCATGGTGATTTTGATATACGTTTTGCAGGCTCAACAGAATTTAAATTAACACCAAATCAATTATCAAATGAAGAATGGTTTCTTGGTGAATTGCCTGTTAATCCATCGGGTGCTGTTATAGGTTTTGTTGGTGATAAATTTAGCAGTGGAACAATTCCAACAAGAATGGATTGGGTTGCTGTAGAAGGTCCAATTGAAGAATATGGGCATGATTGGAAGAAAGGTTCTCATGGTCGTTTTATACATGAGATGGATGGAAGTGATCCACATCATTGGGAATTTAGATGGAAAAATACTTATCTTGGAAGGGTAAATACTTGGCATGATTCTCAATATAGTGATGATGAACCAGATTGGAATCAATTAACTATTGAAACTGGTGGTTATAGATATAATTTAAGTAAAGGTAGTCAAAGTAATAGGGCTAAAATTACTAAATTTGAATATTTACCAGTTGATATTCAACCAAATGAAGTGTATGAAAATATTCAGGTTCATAGTGGTGAGACAGACCAAAACAAAAGTTTAAGGGTTACTGTCGGTAAATATTCTAGAGATGGGGTAACTGGATATAGATGGACTATTACAGATCCTGGCAATCATTATGAATCAGGAGATAAAATTACAATACCTTATGCAGATGTTCAATTACAAGTTATAACAGATTCAGGAAATTTAATTACTGATCCTTGGCCAGCAGGACAGAATCTTAATCCTTATGATGCTGTATCTGATTATATAACTTATGATTCAGAAGTTAGTAGTCATTTAGATGGCCCTGAACACGCTATAACTTATGTAAATGAACAGATAAGAATGGGTGAAGGGGATATGCCATACACAGATATGGCTTTAGCAGGAATAAGAATTAATAGTTCAAAAGAATGGAGTTCATTTAGCCAACTATCTGCATACATAAAAAGAGGTATTAAAGTTAATAGGTTGATTAATAATGACTATGATTCTACAAACTTATTCCCTGAAATTGCCTACGCATTATTGACAGATAAGACCATAGGAGCTGGAGATTTGGTTGGAGAAATTAGTGTTGATAGACCATTAATGGCTAAAGCAGCTCATTTTTGTAAAAATAATGATTTTTATTGGGACGGAGTAATAACTCAATCAGAAAATTTAAGAGAATTTATTTATCAACAAGCCACTTATTGTTTATTAGATTTCACGATAATAGGCGGGCGCTTTGCTTTGGTTCCTGCTGTACCTCACAATGTAGATGGAAATGGAGATCCTACGGAAATAAATACAGCAAAAGCTCCAGAAATTAAAGCTTTATTTACTGATGGCAATACAAGGAATTTAAAAGTTTCATTCTTATCTCCAGAAGAAAGACAATTATTTCAAGCAAAGGTTCTATGGAGAAAAGAAAAAGTAAATGGATTTCCAGAGACAAAAGTTTTTGAAATTAGATTGTCTGATTCTCAATTGGGATCAGATAAAGATCCACGGGAGGTGTTTGATATGTCTGTTTTTTGTACCTCACAAGATCATGCAGAAAAATTTGCAAAATATGCTTTAAGAGTGAGGCAGAAAGTTGATCATGGAATCAAGTTTGAAACAACTCCACAGGCAGCTATGAATTTAATACCAGGACAACATTTTAGATTCTATAGCGAGGCAACTCATACCTCCAGATTTGCTAATGGTGTAATTACTGATAATGGAGTAATACAATCACAATCAATAATCACTAATGGTACTTCTATCTATTATTGGAAACCTGGAGATGAAGAAGTACATGGACCCTCTAATATTGTTATTCAAAATGATTTGGCTGATTCTGCTTTTAGGGGTTGTGTTTTTACAGTAGCCCAATCAAATTCCTCAGATCGAGTTTATAAATTAGAAAGTCTGACTTATTCAGAAGAAGGTTTTGTTGAAGTTGCTGGTAGTTATGAGCCATTAACAAGCACAGGAGGGTTAGCTGTTTTAGACTGGAATGAAGATGATTTTGTTATTCAAGGTTCTTAAATGGCACAACAAATACAATTCCCTGCTTTAGTGCCAAGTGGTAGAAGTTTCTCTCCTGGCTCATATCCAGAAGCAGTTTTTGAAGCTCAAAACGGTGCTAAAAGTTTTATAAGATATGGTAATAAACCAGTAAATGCTTCACTTAGTTTATCGTTTTCAAACATTAGTGATAGTGATGCAAACTCAATATTGACTGCTTATTATGACAGCGAATCAGTTTCAGAAAATTATATAAAATTTAGACCAGAAGTTAATGGCGGCATAACGGACCCACCAATGCTTGATTATTCTGAAAGCTTAACTCATAGAATTGGACAGTTTTCCTCTGGCCTCAGATGGAGATTTAGCGGCCCTCCAGAATATTCAAGTGTGTTTCCAGGTGTGGCAAATGTTAGCTGTTCTTTTGTGGCTTGCCTCGATGGTGACTAGAATGCTTTTATTAGTGTTCTGCCTCCTTAGCCGAAATGTCAGGTTTTTATTCAGGTCAAGCTGGCCAGCTTTATGTTAATGACAATAAAGTGGCAAAAGTTCGGTCTTGGTCGATAACTGTTAATCAAGCAATTCTTGAAACTGTTTCTTTAGAAGATACTGATAGAACGCTGTTGCCTGGCCTGAGGAGCGTTAGTGGTGGCTGTAGTCTTTATTACTACCAAGCGACTGCTGGCAATGGAACATCTGCTGGAGGTATTACTACATTATTAGAAAATATGATTACAAAAGCGGGTGCCGCTGGTACAGGAGGCGCACAAGCTTTTGATACTAAGTCAACTGTAAAATTTAAATTAAAAGTTGATGATGGAACCACAAATGGAAGATATGCAGAATTTCAGGCTTATTTGACAAGTCTTTCTATGACAAGTGCAACAGGTGAAGTACTAGCTGCTGATGTAAGTTTTGAAGTTCATGGAGCTGTAACAGGTCTTCAATTATAAATGACTATTTATTTTGGGACTACTGGAATAGTCGAATTAAAAAGAAATTCAGGCAGGGCTTTTAGAACAAGTCTGGACCCTGCTGATGTTAATACAACAAAAAAAAGATTTAGTGTTGATTTTGTTGATGGAGCAATTCTTACAGGCGATCAGATAAAAATAGAAACAGAAGATGGCTCAACTCTAGAACTTGTGTCAGGTCATAGCCATCCTGATGGGCGTTGGTATGTATATGTTGATGACGCTGGGGGAATGCGGTTATATAGTACTTTCTCGGCTTCTCTTACTGGTACAACTGGGGAGGCTCTGACATTAGTCGCTCCTTCATCTGCAAAAGATATAAAAATTTCAACCTCTAACTCTAGATATAGGAATCTTGCAAAAATCAAGGAATTCGAGATTCAAACAGAAAGAGAAAATATTGATATAACATTATTAGGAGATGAGTTTAGGAAAAGATATGACAGGGGGATGATTTCAGGTCAAGGCAGTCTTGATTGTATTTGGGAGCATAAAACTGATCCATGTAGTGATGGCGATACAATGCCAGAATTTCCAGTATACCTAGCTCAATTAGCCGTACGCATACAACAAGGCTCAGACTTTGATGCACGATTCTATATCTACCATGAGCCTAGTGCCTCACAAAACAGCGTCTGGTATGAATCGACTTGTTTAATTAATAATGTTGCCATTAATGTTCCAGCCGCTGGAGTCATAGAAGCAAAGGTTGATTTTATAACTTCTGGGTCAATAGTTTTAAAAACTGGATTGCCAGATGCTTATCTTCTTCAAGAGAATACAGATAGGATTCTTCAAGAAGATGGAACCCCAATTCTATTGGAAGACCCAACCTCTTAATATGTATATAGTTACGCTTCCTGAGGGATACTGTCAGAATGGTCTTATCCGATGGGGCAATTAAAAACTAATGGCTGATCTTCAAATTACGCAACTCCCAAGCATTGCTTCTGGATCTGTTGCAGCGACTGACCCCTTGGCCCTGGCTGATGTCTCAGGAAGTCAAACAGTAAAAGTTACTGTTAAAGATTTAGTTGCTAGAGGTGTTGCTGTTATTGATGCTGGGACGATTCCAGCAACTTCTTTAAGTTATCCATTAACGGCAAACTCGATTGTTACCGCCTCAATTCTGGACGCAAATGTAACCAATGCGAAGCTAGAACATTCAAGCATTAGCCTGGGCGGTTTGAATCTGGTTTTAGGTTCAACAGATGCAACTCCAGCTCTGGACCTGACCGATGCAACAAATTATCCAACATCAAGCTTAACTGGAACAATAACAAATGATCAATTAGCAGGATCAATTGATAATGCAAAACTATCAAATAGTTCTATAAGTTTAGCGGGTGTCAGTATTAGTTTGGGCGGGACTTATGCGACTCCAGCCCTAGATTTAACTTCAGCAACAAATTATCCAACTAGTTCTTTAACTGGAACAATAACAAATGCACAGTTAGCAGGTTCAATTGCAACTTCTAAACTAGCAACCCCAGATATTTCTTTGGGAACAGTCTCAATAAGCCTTGGTGGAACAGATGCAACCCCTGCATTTGATTTAACTGATGCGACAAATTATCCTACTAGCTCGTTAGCTGGGACCATTACAAATGCACAATTAGCGGGAAGTATTGCAGGTTCTAAGTTAATAAATGGAACAATAACTTCCTTGCAATTAGATACAAATAGCGTGACAAGTGTGGAGCTGGCTGACAATGCTTGTGATACGGCAGCTATTGCCTCTTTAGCGGTCACTGATGGAAAAATTAATGACGTATCAGGAACAAAAGTTGCTGCTGGAACATTACCAGCAACGGCCTTAAATATTTCGAATATTGATAGAGGATTGAACGTAAGTTCAAATAATATTGGAATCGCCAATGCTTGTGCAGGCGGGGCTTCAACTCGAAATGGAATAACTTATACAAATGAGGGGCTGATTAGTTCTACTTCTGCCCTGGTACCAAGTGATATTCCTGAAGCAACAGCTTCTGCTCTTGGAGGTGTTTCTGTCCCAACAGCAGGCGGTTTATCTGTTACCAATTTAGGGGCGCTCAGCATTGCAAATTCTATAAGTGCTATTACTCGTTCAGGGCTGACATTTAATACATTTGGCCAATTAACTTCAAGCGTTGCTTTGGTCGGTGCAGATTTACCTGTAGCGACTGATAGTGTCATTGGAGCCATAAAAGTTCCAACAGCTTCTGCACCTTTAGCACTGGATGCAAATGGAGTTCTTTCTATAGCTGATTCAGGGGTGACTGCTGGACAGTATGAAAAAGTCACTGTTAACGCAAGTGGAATTATTACAGCAGGATCTGACTTGGTAGCAAATGATATTCCTGCTCTTGATGCTAGTAAAATAACCACTGGACAACTTGGCACATCTAGGATTTTAGATGATGCAATTACAATGGATAAGCTTGGCAGTAATGCTATATCGTTTATTCAAGAGGCTCAACCTGATATTACTAATTTGCCCACAGGGGTTTATTGGCTTCAGGAATCTACAGGGCAGTTAAGAATATTTAATGGTAACAGTTGGTTCTCTGTTGGTTTTGGTCGATTAGCAGAAGAAAACCTTAGATTCTGTGGAACTTTCAATGCAACTAATGGTCTTATTGTTAACTTAACGACTTTCGGAACAAGTGCAGGATTCACAGCAGGAAATGCTATTCCCGCAGGCACTGCAAGCCTTACGGGTACTTATTTTGTATGTACTACCCCAGGAAATGGAACAGCCGTTGTAAGTGGAACATCATTTGATGTTGGTGATTGGGTGATGTGTATTGGTGCAACAGGTTGGCAAAGAGTAGATACATTATCTGGCCCTGGAAGTGTTTCAGCTTTGGATGATTTATCTGATGTGACTATTGCTTCTCCTACGGCTGGCCAGTTCTTTGAATATGCTTCTGATGGTCAATGGAAAAACGTTTCTGTGATTAATGGCGGTACTTATTAGATAAGAAGCTAAGATAAAACCATCCTGAATAGGATTACTCCTCCTTAAGAGTATTGCTTGCATAAGCTTTGAACTATGGCCATCAAAATCAAATTAAAAAACAGCGTTACTCAAGACGCTGTACCAACTGGGACACATCTCCCAGAAGTTGGTGAGCTAGCAGTAAATGCAAATATCAACAGCATTGGCGGCTATATGCGAGCCAGTGATAACAGCATAGTAAAAATATTTGGTCCAGGTTCAGTTTCAACTCCAGCAGCATCAACAACAGTTTCTGGAATTGCAGAATTAGCAACCTCAGCAGAGACAACCACAGGAACAGATACAGCTAGAGTTTGCACTCCTGCTGGTGTTAAGGCTGTTACAGATGCAGAGAGAATAACATCAAATAGTACCTATTTAGCTCTTACAGGAGGGACTCTTACTAACCCTCTTGTTTTGCCAAATGCTTCAAGTTCATCACCAGCTTTGACGGGAGCTGATACTGATTCAGGCGTTTACTTTGCTACTAATAGTGTCTCTCTGGCTGCTGGTGGTATACAAGGATTAACGCTTAACGCTTCTGCTTATGTAAATGTACCTACGAGACTAGGGGTTGGTGGTAGTCCTAATGCGTTGTTTGATATTACAACTCCTGCTGGACAAACTGATCTTGATTGTTTAACTATTGCTAATGCCTCTACAGGCATGTTTAAGATTACTTGTTCTGATACAGATGCAGGTAATCCAACTTGGGGCATAAAAACTTATGCTTCTGAGCCATTAACTTATTCTCAAGGTGGAAGTGAAAAATTCAGAGTAGATTCATCAGGTCGGTTGCTTGTTGCTTCTAGTTCAGGAAGAACTATTTGGGGGGCTAGTCCAAAAATTCAATTAGAAAGCACAGATAGTAATACTTCTTTTAGTCTTATAAGAAATCAATCCAATAATGGTGGTCCTTGGATAGCATTATGTAAATCAAGGGGAGCAAGTAATGGCTCGCACACAATTGTTCAAGATGGTGACTCTTTAGGTTCTATCAATTGGTTTGGTGCGGATGGGGTTGATTTGGCTAGTACTTCTGCTGAAATTAGAGCAGAAATAGATGGAACACCAGGTGAAAATGATCTGCCTGGAAAATTAGTATTTAAAACGACAGCAGACGGAGCCTCATCACCTACAACACGGCTAACAATAGGGAGCGATGGTAATTCAGTTTTCACTGGAACCGCTACTTTCGCTGGAGGAACCTGTAACGGTAGTTTTACAGTTTCTAGTACTGAACCTAGAATTTACTTAACTGATACAAATAACAATAGTGATTTTGAAATTAGAAATGTAGATGGTAACTTTAGAATTTTTGACTCAACAAATACTCTTAATTGTTTAGCAATAGACTCATCAGGTGATACGACATTCGGAGGGAATGTAACCGCAGCTAATACTTTATCTGTTCTTAATACCAGTAATCTTGGTGATGCTTTCCTAAAAATAAAAGCAGGAGAATCAGGTGCATCTGTATTAGAATTTGAATCAGATGAAGGTGATGATTATGCAGATCTTTGGCGTATTCAAAATGCAGGTGACTCGAAACTAGGATTTAGAACTAAAGCAAGTGGAAGTTGGGTTGAAAAATTAGGTATTACAATAGATGGACACGTAGGTATTGGAGTTACTCCTAGTGCTTGGCCTACGAATGCTGACAGTATTGCCTTACAAATAGGATCAGGATTTGTTGCATACGGTAGAGGCTCAGGAGATCAAGATAGAGGTGCTATTGCAGTTAACTACTACAACGATGGTTCAAGCGAAAAATATATAGCTAATGGTCATGCAAATCGAATTTATATGGCTGATGGAAATATTGATTTTCAATATGCAGCGAGTAATGCAAGTGGTGCAGGGGCGGCTCTAAGTTTTACGTCTGGTATAAGAATGTTGGCTGATGGAAAAT